ACCCCCGCTGGGGCGTTGTGGACCGAAAGCCTGAACGGCGTCAAAAATGTGACCATCTCTGGTGACGGCTATTTCGAAGATAGCGTCACGGAACTGCGGATGAACACTGTTGCAATGTTGGCTGACCCCAAAGGCAACTTCACTGTGACGATCCCAGCATTTGGCACTTACGCTGGTTCGTTCTACATTGAGTCGCTGGAATTTGGCGGCGAGACTGAAGGCGGCGTTACCTATTCGCTATCGCTTGCCAGCACTGGCGCTGTGACGTTTACGGCTGTCTGATGAGTATAACGGCTGAAGCGCCGCGTGGGGGTGTTGCCGAATATATCGGCGACACCTCTTATGTTTTTCTGCTTCGCAATCGTGAGATTGAGCGGTTTGAGGATAAGCATCGCGGCATATTTGATGTGTGGGATGGCCTGTTCGGTCGTGGCACAAAGCTAAACAGCAAAGAAACCCGTGACCTTTTGGCGCTGGCCTTGGTCGGCGGTGGGATGAAAGACGCAGAAGCCGACAAAGTTATTGCGGCGGCAACACCCGCTGATCTGTTGCGATTGTATCAGATCGCCCAAGCTGTGGTCGGCGTGGCCTTTATGCCTGATGCAATGGATGAAGCGTCAAAAAAAAAGACCATAGCGGAGCAAAACCTAGCCGACTGAATGTTCGCGGGATGGTCAAAAACGGAATTGTCATTGGGTTACGTCCTGAAGAAATCCGTGATATGATCCCGCTGGATGCGTGGCTTGTGTTCCAAGGTTGGCATGATGCCCACGCACCTAAAAAAGCTGGATCGACCGCAATGACGGCTGAACAGTATCGCGCACTTGTGGAGCAAGTTGATGGCAATTAGTGCAGAACAGCTAAACATCATCCTGACCGCGAAGGATAAAGCGTTTGCCGCCGCGATGGATAAGAACGCCAAGCGGGTTGCCAGCTTTGCCAAGACTGCAAACAAAGACCTAAGCGTTGTCAGCATGGGCTTCGACAAGTTGGGCGGTGCTGCGGCTACATTTCTAAGCGTTGCTGCAATTCAACAGCTTGGCGTGGCGGTTCGGGATGCCGCAAATAAACTTGGTGATCTGAAAGATGCGGCTGAAGTCATCGGCATTACAACAGATGCTTTGCAAGAACTGCAATACGCGGCACAACTGAGCGGTGTTTCGGCTGATGTGCTGCAAGGGTCTTTACAGAAGCTAACTAAAAACCTTGGCGATGCCGCAATGGGTGGCACATCTGCTAAAAAATCGCTGGACGAACTTGGCTTGTCTGGCTCTGAGTTGTCAACGATACCGCTAGACCAAGCATTGTCTAAAATTGCCGACAAACTGGCAGCGGTTGAAAACCCAGCACAACGCGCCACACTTGCCACCGATCTGTTTGGCAAAAGCGGATTGGCGATGGTCAATATGCTGGCTGATGGTTCGGCTGGTTTGGAAGCAATGGCGGCAGAGGCTCAAAGCCTTGGGGTAGTAATTGACCGCGATGTGATTGCAAACGCGGCTGAAGCTGCTGACAAACTTGATGCAATGTCTATGGTTGTCAGCGCGAACCTGACGGCTGCGCTTGTGAACTTGATGCCGTTTGTCATTGATGCAGCGCAGGGTATTGCCAGCCTTGCAGACGCTGTAAATGAATTTTTGTTTGCTGGCACACAAAGATCAGTTGCGTCAAGCAAGGCGCTGGCTTATGCGGCTACCGCCACTGGTGAAGTCGCTGATGCGTATAAGGCGTATGGGGCCGCTATCAATAAAGTCAATGCGTTACTTGCTGATCAGCCATATGTTACAATTGACCCAAAAGATGCAAACAACAGACAATTGGCGATAGACCTAGCCAAAAAGCAAGTTGACGTTAACCTAGCTTTGGTTGTTGCTGCCGTTGCAAATGAAGACGCCCAGAAAAATCTAGATGCAACTTATGCTCGCAGTTTGCAAACAGTATCCGACAAAAACGAAGAAACGCAAAATGAAATTGCTTTGCTTGGTTTGAGCAAAGAAGAACAGATCAAGAAAAATGCGGCGGTTGAAAAGGCTGCATTAGTTGAAACTTTGATGGCTCAAGCGATGGCTGCAAATGGCACAGTTTCGGAAACACAACGCCAAAGCATTCTGGCCCTTGCAACACAGCAAGAGCAGCTAACCATTGCAAACGAGATGGGCAAGATCGCCCAAACTGGCGCAAACAAAGGCATGAGCGATGCCGCCATCATTGCACTCAAGACAAAAGAAGCGTTGGCAGTTTATCAAGCACAGGTGCAAAACCTTGGCCTGACCATGAGCGAGTTTGAAACCATATCCAGCACGATCCAATCGTCTATGGAAGATGCGTTCATGGGCATGGTTGATGGCACATCCAGCGCCAAAGATGCTTTCCGCAGCATGGCGGCTGACATCATCAAGGAACTTTATCGTGTGCTTGTTGTGCAGCGGCTGGTTGGTCAGTTTGCATCTGCAACTGGCGGCGGCAGTGGCATTCTTGGGTTTATAGGCAAAGCAATTGGCATGGCATCTGGCGGGTCTATGCAAGCTGGTCAGCCAGCAGTTGTCGGTGAGCATGGGCGCGAACTGTTTGTGCCCTCTAGCGCGGGCCGTGTGCTGTCTGTGCCGCAATCCAAGGCCGCTGTCGGCGGTGGCAGTAGCGTTACAGTGATGCAGACCATTAATGTCAGCACTGGCGTCCAGCAAACTGTGCGCGCTGAAATCAAATCGCTGATGCCTCAGATCGCTGACAGCGCCAAGGCCGCTGTATTTGATGCACAACGTCGAAGCGTTAACGGGATGGGCTACGCATGACAACTTATCCAATTAGCTTTCCATCGCATACAGGTGTTCGCAACATAGATTTGCGGGCCATAAATGCGGTCATTTACGAAATGTCACCATTTACCTTTGTGGGACAAGCACAGGCGAGTTCAGGACAAATGTGGCAAGCTGACGTTAGCCTGCCGCCAATGAAACGGGCTGACGCAGAACAGTGGATCGCATGGCTAGTAAGCCTTCGCGGGCAATATGGGACATTCAACATGGGTGATCCAGTGGGATGTGCTTCACGCGGCGCGGGCGGCGGCACACCCAGAGTCAACGGGGCAAGCCAAACAGGCGAAGAACTTATCATTGATGGCTGCACTGCCAACGTGACGGGCTGGCTTAAAGCTGGCGATTATGTGCAGCTTGGTGCAGCGGGAACAGCAACGCTGCACAAGGTGCTTGCCGATGTTGACACCAATGCAAGCGGGCAAACTACGTTGTCGCTTTGGCCCCACATTCGTTCTGCCCCTGCTGACAATGCTACTGTCGTCATCAGCAACACTGTCGGTCGTTGGCGGCTATCAACAAACGAGACTGCATGGAGCGTTAACGAAATGGCTATCTATGGCATCACGTTTAGCGCAATGGAGGCTGTCTAATGTCTCGCACACTCCCAGCAGGAATGGCTGCTGCCCTTGCTGGCGGCAGTGTAACCCTGTTCTATGCAGTCGAAATGCTGTTTGACAGCGGTGCTATCAGGCTATGGACAGGCTACAGCGATAAGACAATCAACAGCCAAACCTACACTGGCGCTGGCACATTGTTGAACATCGACGGCATTGCCGAAGTGGCTGACCTAAACGCTTCTGGCATTACAGTCACGTTGGCTGGGATTTCGTCAGGCGTCATTTCTTTGGCCCTGCAAGAGAACTATCAAGGACGGGTTGCGCGGGTTTACTTCGGCGTTGAAGGCGTCAGCGGTGTTGTTGAGGTGTTCAGCGGATTTATGGATGTGATGACGATCCAGCACAGCGGCGACAAACTAAACGTCACATTGAGCATCGAAAGCAAACTCGTCACTTTGCAGCGCCCAAACATTCGTCGCTACACATCGGCAAACCACAAGCTGCGTAATGCTGGGGATACATTCTTCGATTATGTGACTGAGTTGCAAGACAAGGAAATCGTATGGGGTCGGAAAAGCTAACCTCTTACCTAAAGGCACAGCGAGGCCGACCTTTCAAGTTGGGCGAACATGATTGCTTTACGTTTACCAACGAGGCTTGGCGCGTGATGCACGGCGTTGGCTATGGTGATAAACTCATTGGCAAGTATGCTGATCTGGGTCAAAAAGACTTTGCCAAGCTGATGAAGAAAACATTCGGGCACATCGGTTTGATCGACGCGCTTGATCATGGGCTGACACGGGTAACTGGCTTTCCGCCTAAAGGTGCGCTTGTCATTTCACAATCAGCCAGACCATACTTCACGGGTTATGCTCTTGGCATTGCATATGGTGTAACTGCTGTATTTCTCGGCGATGACGATGTATCATTCATGCCAATCACTGAGATCAATGGAGCGTGGATATGCCGCCAGTAGTCGCAGCAGTAGTTGCATTCGCCATTCCCGCAACTGCGGCAACAGCCATCACTGTTTTTGGAACAGCGATCAGTTTTGCCAGCATCATTGGCTATGTTGGCTATACAGCCCTTACAGTTTCAGCACTGAAAAAACTTTCTGCCCAAGCAATGGCTGGCGTAGAAAACAAAGGCACACTGTTTAACATCCGCGAAGCCGCAGGGGCGCAAGAATATGTTTATGGACAGGTTCGCAAGGGCGGCGTTCTCACATACATTGATGAAACTGGAACGGACAACAAATATCTTCACATTGTAATTGTGCTTGCTGGGCATGAAGTTGAGGAAATTGGTGACATTTACATCAATGATGAAGTTGTAACTATCGACGGCTCTGGAATTGTGACCACAGATCGTTGGAAATCCAAAATCAGGATCATCAAGCGTGATGGATCACAGACTACTGCAAGTTCAACAATAGTTGCTGACACTGGCGTTGCTTCAACCTTTATCGGCAAAGGCATCGCGCATCTTTATATTCGCTTGCAGTATGATGCTGATGTCTTTGGCTCAGGCATCCCTACATTTACCGCTGTGGTAAAGGGCAAAAAGGTCTACGATCCGCGCACCAGCACAACTGTATGGTCTGCAAATGCCGCTTTGTGCATCCGTGATTACATCACATCTGCCTATGGTCTAGCGGATTCAACTGTCAACGATACGTTCTTTTCAGCCGCTGCCAATGACTGCGATGACAACATCCCGATTGCAAGCGGCGGCACACAAGACAGATACACAATCAATGGTGTTGTAAGGGCGGATTCAACCACAGGTTCTGCACTGGCAGATATGATGCAGTCCTGCAATGGTGCGCTTTACTATTCGGGCGGCGAGTGGAAGCTGCGGGTTGGCGTCTATGAAGCGCCAGTTAAATCTTTTACGCTTGATGATTTACGCAGTGCTATCACGCTGCCAACAAAGATGTCTCGCCGCGACAACTTCAACAGCGTCATCGGCACATTCATAAACTCATCCGCTGGCTGGGTTGAAGCTGATTATCCGCCAGTGACCAGCGCATATTTTCTGGACACGGAAGACAACAGCATTGAAAATGCGATGGACCTTCCGTTGATGATGGTCACAAACGGCGCAAGGGCGCAG